ACTACCTGCTGATAGTCTTCCTTTTAATGATGGTGGGACTTCACGACATTCTACCATTAATTTAGTACCATCAGTTATAGTTTCAGTATCGTGTTCTCTCATTACATATAAAACTTTATTTGTTCCAACATTGACACCTTCACTTGCTTGAGAAGTATAAGTGATTGCACTAATTGTAGGAGCAGTAGTTATTGTTACATCTCCTAAACTTCCATTATTAGTTATAGCAGTAGTTAGGAGTAATTTTGTTGATGCATCGGATGTAGTCACAGGTGTTCCAAAAGTTAAAGTAATAGTGTCTGTAGTTGTACCCTGTGTATAAGTTTTAGACAATTGTTTATAATTACTAGCATTTGCAAATTTTATACTATCACTAGTAATACCTGCACGATGACTAGCAGTCCAAGTGCCACTACCAGAACCACCATAAGCCCACGTTAATGTAAAAGTAACTGCCGTAACAGTTACATTAGCAGGTAAATCCCAATAATGATGAGCATCTGCTGCGGTTACTCCACTATCTGTATATGCACCTGCGTTAGCATTAACACTTCCATCTCCAACTGTATCTACATAAGGAGCAGACACAGAAGGTGTACTAGCAACTGCAAAATCGCTAGTAGTCTCTAATTGAAACAACATATCCGTAGGAATAGAGTTTACCATAGTTTGCAAACCCTCTTTCATATACTCGTCAACATCAGTTGTTGCAACATCAGTTTCTGTTGCTGCGATAGATTCTCCAAGTTGTATTGCTACTGCATCTTTATAGAGCATTATTTATTCCCATACTTTTGTCCTCTAAACTGAGAAACTGTTTCAGCGTGTGTTTGGTTTGTAAACTCCATCTTAGTCTGTCTTGCCATTGGATTGAACCCAAGATAATGATGGGGTTGCTTTACAGTCATTATTGGTGTATTACACGCCTTACAAATATACTCATCTTCTGGGGTGATTTCTATTGATTTTTTACAGTTTTTACAAGTATAATATCTTGCTTTAAAAGATTCAGTTTTCTTAGGCTGTCCAAAAATCTTATCCCATTTTGAGTCAAATTTTTCAAGAGAAATTCCACTAGGTCGTCTCTTGTCACCTTTTCCCTGCATACCAGTAGTCCTTACTTACATTAATGGTTAATGGATAATGAAGGGAAGGGGAGAAATAATCTCCCCTAGCCCATATCATTTTGACAATCATTAAGACTTTAAAGTCTTGATGCGTTGTTTGCGAAGTTCATTATGAAATGACTCTCTGCCATACACACTTCAAGACCTGCCTCTGTGAGGATTAAGTCTTTACGTGAGTCTTCATCAGGAGTCTGAACATTCGTATCAATGTACGTATCACGATTAACACCATTACCGACCAATGGACGATACTTGACGTTATCTAGGTCAACACCTACCATCAACGAACTTCCAGTTCCTTTTAGAAGTGGATTCTTGACAATTGCGATACTTCCGTGAACTGTGTCCACTTTCATCACTTTATGTCCTAAACCACCTTCTGCGGATGAGAAGTCAAGATTATAAGTATAACTACTATCAGTACTGCCACCCATAAATCCATTTTTCAATTGATTCATATAAGTAACTACTGGTAGGGATGCCATACAGAACTTCTGCGAACTTCCACCTCTTTCAGGTGCAAAGATAACTTCAAAGTCTTTTAAGAAATTATCATAAGTTGCCTGAGTAGTAGTTGCATCTCCTCCTGGAGCGATGTCATAAGTTCTACAGTAAGGTGTATCGGCAGCGTATGCCAAATCACCTGAACCATCTGCTGTTACAAACGTACCCTTTTTAAGGATATGTCCGATAATACCATCAGAGTATTGGATTCCACCTGTGATACCTTTTGCATTATACAAAAAGGCTCTTTCGATGTCAACCTTATGCTCACGAAGTTTCATCGCCCAAGTTCTATCCCACTCACTAGCATAGCCACGCATTTTCGTAGCCATCGCTGTGTTGCTCATATGAGCAGAGGTTTTGAATATTTGGGTGTAACCTTGTGTGTCATCAATTCCATAACCAAATGAGGTTGGTGCTAAAGTGCCTTCTCCCCACGCTGTACCGATAACTTGACAAGCAACTGCTGCTCCTGTTATATCTAGGTCTGCGCCTTCGCAATCTACAGTTTGAACTTCAATAGTTCCACTTCCAACTGCGGTTATTCTACCAGTGATGTGACGAGGATTTAACTCGGTATCATCGGCTTCAGTAACATTAGCCTGAATTAACATTCCGACAACTAACTCTGACTCTTTTCCACCTGTAATAGGTAATGAGTTAGTATTAGCACTTCCTGTATCGAACTTCCAGTTTCCACCTTCGGTTGATTCAAGTTTTGTGACTTTGCTGCCGTCTTTGCTTATTTCGAAACTTCTGTCTGCCCACTTAGTTGGGGCTCGGTCTTCAAGAACACGGAATACTGGGTCGTCAGTTGGATATTTACCAACTGCGTTTAAGTACGCAAAAAAAGGCGTTTCTTCAGGGGTTAATTTATAAACCCTGTCACCAAAGTTATGCCGTCTTCGTTGACCGTGTTGAGGTGTTGGATTACCAGTAGTGGCTCCAACGTAATTAGTATCTGCTTTTAACATAGCAATACTCCTTTCACGATTTTAATTAACGATTATTATATCACTTTGGTACGAGAACTTGCAGCCATTATATTATTCCAAACATCATCGGTTGGGTCAGATTTCGGTGGTTGTTCGCCTTGAAGAACACCTACTGCAGAGGGTTCTTGCTGTTTTTGACGAATCTTATCAAATTCTGTCCTTCCTGATGCGTTATCGAGAGTATTAACTCTTTGGTCTGCTGCTCTCCACATATTGACCAGTGTGTCTGTACCTAACTCATCTAAAGGTTTATTAGCAAAATCGTAAAACGATTGTTTCTCTGCTTCACTTAAACCTTGAGTAGTGAGTTCTTTATCAAATTCTGCCATTTTAGTTTTGACTGCCATTTCATTTTCAAACTTAGCAGTACGTTGTGCCACTGCTGCTTCTATGTTCTTCTGTTCCATAGACTGTCTAAACTTATAAGATTCAGAATTAGGGTCATTATAAGCCTCCCAGGGGTCAAAATCTTCAGGAGCATTGACTTCTTCAACTGGTTCAGGATTCTGTGGCTGTCCATTAACAACACCATTCAAGTATTCTTGAATATCAGGTCTTGCTTTTACAAAGTCGCCCAAAGCCTTATATTGTTCTAAGTCTTGTTTAACTTTTTCATTTTCAGCAAACAGTTTGTCCTTTTCAGATTGAAAGTATTTAGCCGATTCTTCCCAATTAACTTCTTTCCCTTCGGATTTCTGCTCTGTAGTTTCAACAGGTTTATCGTCTACTGATTCCTGCGCCTTAATGTCTACGTCATTTTGTTTAACATCTTCTTTTTCGATATGCTCTAATGCTGACAATTCAGTCAAATTAGGATTATCGTCAAATTTGATGTCTGCTACGTCTTGTGCCATTATGATTCCTCCTTCGGTTTACCACTCTTGGCTTTTGCACGTGATTTTTCTTTTTCAAGTTTTACCACGTTAGTTAGATTTGCCAACGCTACTTTAGTGTCAGCCTTAGTATTCGCTTTCTGTCCTTCAAGCGATGACTTAAACTTCTCGACCTCTACCCTCTGCTTAGAAGATACAGTTTCACGTCTTGCTGTTTGTAAGTCACCAGACAAATCTTTAATAGTTTCTTCTTGCTGTTGAATGTGTTGTTGCATTTGTGCAATCTCATCCATTCGCTGAAGAACGCCCTCTTTATCAAATATCTCAGTCTTTTTAAGAGCCTCAGTTCTATCAATAAGTCCCATCTGAAATGCCTCCATATAAATTTGCCATTCAGCCCATTTATTACTTGGCATAGTAGAATTACCTACAATACGAATATCATAGTCTCCAACGTGGAGATTATTCTCTCTACTTATTATTGCTTGAGTCTTATCATCATAAATCTTTTTATTCACAGTATAATCAGTAATGTCATTATTAGGGTTAACAACACTAAATGTCTTTTGAAAATCATAATGGTCTTTTGCTAAATTATAAACAACTCTGCCTAATCTTTTTAAAGAGCCTTCAATATCTCTTAATTTACTTTTACTTCTTCTTTGTCCAAAGTCTTCAAGTTGCATAGTAGCAGATGCAGTTCTAGGTGCTTCTTGTGGATTACCTTGTTGCATCTCATAAATACCAAGATTTAAATCAATATACCTCTCTGCTTGTTGAGGTAGTTGAAGTATACTTGCTGATATAGGTTGTGGGGAAGGGAAATGTGGAGCACCAAAAGATGCATCATATTCGATAGTTGCATTAGGATTTGCCCAATCTCTTTCGAGTTGTTCTAAATCCTGCACAGACCCTTGAGGAATTAGGAGTTTGAGACCTGCTGACGACTGTGCGTGAGCAGTAAGAAGGGAGTTCATCTTATTAAGGAATCTCTGCATATCCTTCCCCTTTCGGACATCACTCATTGGATAAGGGGTGTTTGTCCAAATATTTGGAACAGGAACAATTGGGTAAACATCTGTATTTAACATTTTTTCATATAATACTATTTGTCCAACTGTACATCGTTCTCTAATTCTTGTTTGCACTACTTCAACAAATTCTATCTGCCCCATCTCAACTGCTGCAGCAAATTCTCCATCTTCACCCATCTTAGCAAATTTCTCAAAGTCAACAATTAATTCACTTTGCATATTTGCCCTTTTATCTAATAAGCGATAATAAGGTGCTTTAATTTTATCATAATAGTGCATTACACGATATTTGTCTTTTGCTGCCGTTCCCCAATCTGCATCTTTTATCTTATCAGGTGTGAATGAACCTGCAACGGAATCATTCTTATCAGAACTTGGGTAGTCTTCATCACTCCATTGTAATCCCTTATCAATCAATTCAACCATAGGGACTTCATATCCTTCAGGAATTTCTTTTAATTGTGGGTAATGATTAACTAGTTGCTCTTGCGACATTATCGTAGATAATATCATTCCATTAGCATCGTCAAAATAACGATGTCTAGCATTTGGGCAAACATATACACGGAATGGGTCCACCCAAGTAAATTTTACTTCGCCTCTACCATAGTCAGCCTCATTATCTTGGTATGCATAGAAATAGCCTAATCCTGTTGTAGCATAATCGTGAACAACTTGCTTGAAAACTTCGTTACCATCAGATATGTCCCAAATATACTCTAACATACCATTCCATACGTTTGCAAGTTTATTATCACTATCCTCTCTTGGATAGGCTCTAAATTTTGGTGGTTTAGAAGTAATGATTGCTTTGAATTGTTCTATTGCAGAATATAATCTATCTACAACAACGCTACTTTGATTAATTGAGCCGAGTTCATCAGTCTCGTCTTTTGTCCAATGATTGCCTAAATAAAAGTCAACATCTTCACGTGCTGCTGTATCCCAATCATTCCTGGCATCTTGCCAATTTTTAAATTTTTCCTGTACAGATAATGCTCTTTTATCTGTAGGTATTCTGTTTTCAGCCATTATACTCCTTTTTACTGCATAATAAATTTGATGGTAATATAAAACATTTATTTAGATTAAGTCAATTGACTTCTTTGCCCAGTCATCCAGTTGTAAATCTTCTTTGTTTTCCGTTCTTTTTTGGCTGAACGCTTATACATTCCACCTGCTTTTTGATGTCCACGAGTAAACTGAGTAGCCAACCAGAAAGCATCAATTATATCATCGTGTCCTCCTTTTGGAAAGTCAATTAACTCATCTACGAAATCTCCGTGTTCTCTTTTTAAGTGAACAGCCTTTTGTTTAAATAATGGTTGTAATCCTTCAAATAATCTATCTTTCTTCTTTTGCGTGTATCCTTTTATACCCTGTTCAATTCCAGGAAGAAATAATCCACGTTTCTTGCTTTCTCTCATTATATAATCTCTAAGCATTTCTTGATAGGCTATTGTTTCAATATTGACTCTACGTATCGGTTCATACTTCTTAAACATTTTGAAAATCTCTTCTGCACAGTCCATTGGTAAGGTTCTTTGTCTCCAGTAGTCAATAACGTAGTAATCGTGTTCTTCGGATACTCCCACAACCATAACGACAGAATAATCCCTATTATCAGCAACGGAAGAAGCAGGGTCAACACCAAAATATAAGTTAACAGGTATATTTCCCTCACTATCTTTAATATACCAATTCCCATTTTTTTCATCATATCTAAGTACTCCGTCATAAAATGCCTCCGTTATATCTGTTTCTGAGAAGACTGCATCTTCAGGACTTCTCGCTTGGTTCATATATTCTTGATAAAACTTAGCAGGTGTACCTGAGTCTATATAAAACTTCTTACGTTCCTCAAGTTTAGCCATACTCCATCTTGATTCCCAAATTGGTTTACCTTCTTCTATTGCT